CCGAGATTGACATGCTGTAACAAGCAAGTTCCACGTGAGGGCAAGTATACTTCAAGGCAGACGTTCCCATAGATACGCTCCCCGGTATTGGGGTCGTGTCTGATTTTATTGAGCCAGACATCTCCTGATTTGATTCCATAAATTAGTGCATCCTTTGTAGTTTGATCTGCAAATGACCACATCTCGTCATCAATGTCAATACATCTTTTGACCCAAGGGAGTTCTGATCTGCTTGCAGTTATAAAGTCCACCGCATCTGGGTGGCATAGATCTAGGTGCAATACAATAGCACCATTTTTGTAAGCTCCTCCTCTACGAAGTACCTCGTTAAAGGCAGAGTAGATTTTACCAAAGCTTACAGGACCAGTAGCTACTAGCCCTTTCTCATTTGTGTGTCCGGCGGGTCTAAGCTTAGACAGGTGGATTGCACAGCCTGCACCATAACGTAGTGCGTGACTTGCGAATCTCCAACTAGCTTCAATGCCGTTAGGACCTTCCATGCTGTCTTCAACAACGAAGGTCGTGCATGACACAGGTAGTCTTGATTGAGGGTCATCAATCCAAGATTGTACCCGGCCAGTGCGGGAGATTAGTTCAGACATTTTAATAAATGATTGCGTTTTCTAATAAATTTTTAAGTGCATTACTCAATGCAAAGTTTTGTCGTTGTAAAGCAAGGAAGACTGTGATTACATCTTCCTTCTTATCATAATGTTTACGTAAATTATCCTCTATTACTCTCATTTTGAAGTCCTGTTCCGTTGTCAACGGTAACGGGAGGCGTCCAAAGGATGGGTTCTTGTCTTTTGGTATCATAGTCATCTATGGTAAGTATTCTGGCTAGTCTAGCGTTAAGTAAAGCATCATCTTCTGTTAATCCTTTATCTTCAAACGCTTTCACAACTGTAGACCAGTTGTAGCCTTCTTTATTGAAAAGAGTTTCGGCTCTCTTCACTCCGATACCCGGTACTCCACTGTAGCCATCTGTTTGGTCTCCGGCAAGAGTTTGTATGTAGTGCCACTGTGTTCCTTCTTCAGCGGTGATGTCTTGAGTGGTTTCGAGGTTGAACAGCTTGCCCGGTATCTGTCTCATGTCTTTGTCAGGTGAGACTATTATGTTACCTTTGTGCTGTGTTGCATAGATGCCCATAGCATCGTCAGCTTCTAGCCCATTCATCACAATCACATCATACTGTATTCTTAAATTACGTATAACACGTTTGTATCCACAGGGCTTTTTTCTATTCCTGTGACCCTTGTAATCTGGGGAAATTTTTTTCCTAAAATTATTAGGGCTACTAAAAAATAGTATTGGTTTGGCGAAATCGCCGAATTGTTTTGTTATTTTAGATATTTCACTGGTTACGGCTTTATAAGCATCTGAGAAATTTGATGTAACAAATATAACATCTTCTCCGTAATCTATCTCTGTTTCGCAGGCAGCACAGCATTTATATACTATGAAGTCTGCATCTATTAATAAATTCATGGTGGTTAGTGTACGTCAGCCCAAGTCAATCCAATCTTAGCTTCAGCTGCGATAGGACATCTTAGGTTGTAATATTCGCCTGCTAACTTAGCGGCGATAGGGAGCCATTGTGCTAATTCCTTAGCGTCTTTGGGATAACATTCATAATTTAGCTCGTCATGTATGAATGATAATTGGTGGGCATCTGATGGTAGGCACTCGTTTACGGTGACCATCCATCTTTTGGCGATCGTCGCTGCGCTTCCCTGTAGGAGGTAGTTGAGAAACTTATGCCCTTTGTCAACGCTGATACGACGACCGTCGATGGCGTTTGCGAAATTTCTCTGACTACGTATCTTACAAGCCTGTAACAATTCAGCGAGACCCGGTATGGCAGCAATATAAGCTTTACGTATATCGGCTCCCTTGCGTGCAGCGGATTCTTCGGATAGTAACTTATCAAAACTCCTCCCTAATTTGATGTTCCCGGCACCGTAAAGGAAGGCGTAGGTAACGGTTTTAACTTGTCTTCTAGAGATTCCAATTCTTTCTGCATTGGTTTGGTGTATATCTCCTGTTGTAAGGATTTTAGCGTAGCGTCCTTTATCGTATCTGGCGAGATAGTGGGCGAGCATCCTGAGCTCAATACCACTAAGATCGGCAGAGACCAAAATTTTAGTAGGTGTAGCTTGAAATAGTTTTCTAAATCTTTCATCTGATGGTACTTGTGCGAGGTTTGGTTTTCTGTGTGCACAGCGAAATGTATTCGTTGCGACTGAACAATGGTGGTGGATTCTGTTACACGTCGTAGATAGCTTCTGCCATGCGTTCACGCCTTCCGAGATCATCCCCAATTTCTTGGTAATATCTAGACATTTCAGAAACAAGAGGCTTGTCTCCGACCCAATATCTTTCAATACTGTCTCGTCTACGACGGGCTTGCCTGTGGCCGTGAGCTTTGTCGGTGTCCAGTTCTCGTGGGTCTTCAGTATCCATGCTATGTGGTCTCTTGATGTTGGGTTAAGCTGTTTAAGTTTTGTAAATGGGCATCCTTGTACGTACCCTTGTGTCCGGTTATTTCGCTTAGGTGTAAACACTGCTCCGCTAACGAACCCGTATTTTTTGCGTAGTAAGCCTGTAGCTTCTTCCAGTTCTCCTCTGAGAGCTGATTCGAGCTCGTAGGCTGCTCGTTCGTTGAAATACCATCCATGTTCTTCTTGTTTTTGTAGTATTTGTGCGACCTGATGTTCTAGTTGGACCCAATCAGGTAAGGGTGGAAATGTTGGCATAGCTTCTTCGTAACAATAGTGTCCTGTACGCAGTAGTCTTCCATCTCCTTGCTCCATTCTAGCCAATCAGAAGTTTGACCAAAGTCCCCTTTGTATTCTCCTAATCGGTAGCCGTAGGATTCCAGAGAGTGGCGACCGTACAGCTTAGGTGGCATACCCGCAGGCTTAGTCTTTCTGTCGACTTCAAGCATGTCAGCGTGGTATAACCTTGATAATAATAATGTATCTATAACTCTACCCTTTGGTTCAAAGAAAGGGTATATCTTCTTAATCACAGGTATATCGAATCCTATGATGTTATGTCCTATAATAGTGTCAGCTTCCATTAGATACGTAACGGCTCTGGCTATAGGTTGCTCTCCTCCAATATCATTGTATCTTGTAGTCTCGCCTGTCTCATAGTCAAGCGTGACGATACAATGTATATCAGTTTTTTGTGCGTCTAGAGGTGTTGTCTCCAGATCGAACAGGAGCGTGATAGGTTTTGTCTCTAAATTTTGCACGTTTCTTTGCTTGTTTTGTGGGTGGGTTTGGTTTCTGCAACTCAGAAGTCTGAGGTTGCGTCGAAAATTGGTGTTGTCTCAGTTTCATTGTCCTCGTAAAATTTGCATGACGCTAGGTCATAGGTTAATCTCGTAGCGACTCCAACCTCTCCTGAGTAACGGTTTTTAAGAACTCGCAAAGTTGTTGTGTTGTTGCTATCTTCGCTTTGTTGGTCTCTCTCCAGAGCGAGGACGCTATCGCTGATCTGAGAGATCGAATGAGAGCCTCGTAGTTGTCCGAGGGATACACGTCCTCCCTCCTCGTGCGAATTACTGTCACTATTACTTCTCCTTAAATGTGATACTAAAAATAGGGTGATACCTGTACGTTCAACAAGACTTCTTAGCCTTGTCATAGTGCTGTCTATCATTCTTCTTTCATCGCCATCAAGTCCTGATAGCAATATACTTAGGTGGTCTAGGAATATAATACGACATTCCAATCCACTGGCAAGGTATTCGATTCGATTGTAAATAACATCCGGGTCAAAACTACCAAAGCCATCAAAAAGAAATACATTCCAATTAGCGAGCGTTGCATCAAATGCCTCCTTAAGTTCTTCTTCTGTATGTTCTCCGATGTGGAGTGCTTTACCTACAGCTGATGACATCAAGCCAAGAGCTGTACGTTTTGTATTAGACTCAAGCTCTAGAATACCTACTGTCTCTCCCTGCTTGCACAAGTGAGTAGCTAGGTCTCTAACGAATGAAGTCTTACCACTGCCTGTACCGGCTGTGATCGTAATAAGTTCGCCATATCTAATACCATGTAGCTTGTCATTCATACCTTCGTATGGATATTTGTGGTCACATGGCTTGGTTGGTTCAGTAACTATGTCAAATAAGTTCTTACCATCTATGATTCCGTCTGGTCTGTATGGCTTTGCATCCCAGATGGCTTTTCTGATACTGTCAGAATCCCCATTTTGGAGAGCATCTGAAGCATCTTTATAATTCTCGAGACGGGCAACCTTGACTCTGCCAGATGGGAGTATTCCCGAGGCAAGTTCAGTGGCCTGACGCCCTGCTTCATCGTTGTCGAAGAAGAGGACGATCTCTTGGTATCCCTGTAAGAATGGGATTGCTTTTTGGAGGTCTTTCTTGGCTGATGCCGCACCATGAGGTAAGCTGACCATCGGCCAACCTGACATAACCTCGTAACAAGAGGCGGCATCTAGTTCTCCTTCAGTAATTACTATTCGCTTTCCGTTGGTGGGGAAAAGATGCTGTCCAAAGAGCTGATCTGTTTTTCCACCTTCGTAATGAAAGTCTTTCTTTTTTGATTTAATTTTGAATCCAACAACTTGGCCGCTCTCATTATAATAAGGGAAGCGGAGGGTGTTACCGTATCTGTAGATTCGGTAGAAGGCGTTGGTGGCTTCGCTGATTTTTCGTTTGTGCAGCTGTTCAGCTGACCCGAGGAATTGTACTCGTTCATCATTATTCATTTGGGTGTGGGTGTGTGTCCAGTCTTCTGCCGGAGTGTATGTATTACACGAAAAGCAAAACTTGTGACCATCAGAATAAACTGAGTTAGCATCTGACGAGCCACAGTTAGGACATGGTTCGTGTCCCACAAATTCGCTTTGTTCGTTCATGTTAACCAATCTATGGGGATTGCGTGTGCACTTGCCCACTTGATGCCATGCTTCTCACACCATTGGGCATAGGTTGTTTTGGATTTCTTGCTTATCTTATTGAATGGAGCTTGAAATACCATACGCAAATCAATGTCGGGATTGTCTCGCATGACCGCCTTGATCTTGCGTCTATCTTCTGCGTCCCAGTAGCCCTTAGTCTCTAGCATTACACCGTTGACTAGACAGAAGTCAGGGTTGTAGTGGTGCTGTATGGTATAAGCAACCTGTTGATTCTCATACTCATACTTAGCACCTACCTGATCTAATATATCTGCGACGCTTTGTTCTAGCTTAGACCTAAAAGTCTTCTTCTTCTTGCTCATCTAGGCTATCTATTACTACTGTCTCAGGGTTTCTTGCGACAGCTGTTGCAGTGAAGCCTTCAGTTGTACCGAACATATCGGCAACAGCTTCATCATCCATGCTATCTGTGTCTACAGCAGCACCTTCTCCTACAGCAACAACTTGTACGCCAAGCAGTTTAAGAGAACTTCCGTAGGTAACACCGTCTCTGAGGATATATGGCTTCTGAAAGAAACCAAGTTTAACTGTTGAGCCACCATATAGTGGTGTCTTCTTATCTGTAACGGGTGTGCCTTCTGTGTCAACGACACCGGGTCTCTTGTCTTCTCCCCACGAGAACTTGATTTTGTATTTACCATCAGCTACCTCTTCCCATGGTGTAGGTTTTAGGGTGGCTCTCTTTGGATTCTTGAGTTTGCCTTCAGCCCATCTAAGGACTTCGGCTCTTTCTGTCTCGAGCTTGTCAATTACATCTTCTCCTACAATAGCAGCGAGAGAGTAACCGAACTTGCCGGGTTCTAGTATGGCTTGGAAGCCTTCTAATTTAATTTCGTCAGTAA